AGCGTGAAAGACTATGCCGCCTTGAAGGGTATTTCCCGGCAAGCTGTCATGAAGCAAATCAAGGATGGCAGGCTGCCGGCAATACATCAAGAAGACGAAAGACAGCCCAAAGGCAAGTGGATGATAGCCGTCGATGCAACCGATGCAACCGATGCAACCAAATCCGATGCAACCGATGCAACCGATGCAACCGATGCAACCGATGCAACCGATGCAACCGATGCAACCGATGCAACCGATGCAACCGATGCAAATAATGCACTAAGTGACCGACCAAGTGGCGAGCTGGCCAGATGGCGAGGTGGCGAGCTGGTGGCAGCGGTGGAATCCGGTCCGCCGGATCTGCGTCCCAGGGTGAAGGAAATCCCGCAGAGATATGAAGCGCTGGTGGAAGCGAAGGTGCAGATCGTGATCGCCGCCCAGGAAGCGGGTGATCTGGAGGCGTTTCAGGTGAGTTTGACGCAGGGTTTAATCTGCGATAGCGCCGTGGAGGTGCTGAAAAAGGCGCCTTCCCTGCGGACGCTCTACCGCTGGATGCGGGAATATAAAGAGGATGGAGCCGCGGCTTTGATGCCCAAATACGCATTGGACGCCGGCAGAGAGCGGATTGTTCCGGAACTTGTGCAGGCTCAACTGCTCAAAATACTGCTGCATCCGAACCAGGTGGCGCCAGGGACGGCGGTGATGTATGTGATGGACCATTGGAAGCAGGTGAAGCGGCAGCCGATCGGAGCGAGCGAGCGGACCCTTTTGCGCTGGATAGAGGATTGGCGCAAGGAGCATACGCCGGAATGGACACTGGCGCGCGAGGGCATGAAGGCTCTGCGCGAGAAGGTGAATAGAACTGTGCTGCGCGATTGGAGCCAGACGGCTGTGGGCGAAGTGTGGTTCAGCGATGGACACAGATTGGCGGTGATGCTAATCGATCCCAGGGACGGCAAGCCGAAGCGGTTCGAGCTGATCATGTGGTTCGATGCGGCTTCCACAATGCCGATGGGCGGCTGGATCAATCTGACCGAGAACACGGAAGGAATCCAGATCAGTTTCCGCAACGCGTGCCTGTTTGCCGGCTTCAAGCCCAGGGCAGTGTATCTGGACAACGGCAAGGCATACAAGAGCAAGTATTTCAGCGGCTCGAAGAAGAGCGCTGACGACATAGAACTGGAGCTGCAGGGCGTATTTGGACGGATGGGCATTGAGGTGATCCACAGCATGCCCTACAACGCCAAGGCGAAGAACATAGAGCGCTGGTGGCAGACGCTGCAGAACCAAGTGGAACGCATGACCCCAGCCTGGACGGGACGCCACGCGATGGCGAAACCTGCCAATCTGGCGCGGGATGAGAAGTGGGTCAAGGGCAAATTCGAGCATCAGGCGATGGCGATCGAGGATTTTAAGCTGATCCTGGAATACTGGATGATGGAAATCTATGCCAAGCAGGAGCATCCGAGCCGCAAGGGCAAGACGCGCCTGGAAGTGTATCTGGAAGGCAAAGCCGAGATCCCGCAGGAGCGCTTCATCAGCCCGGAAGAGCTGAACTGGATGCTGCTGGCAATCGACAAGAAGAGAGTGACGAGCCAGGGCATCACCATCAACAAGACCGTTTATTGGGACGCGAGCATGGTTCGCTACGTGGGCAGGGACGTGATCGTGCGAACTGACTACTGGGATGTGCGCAGCATATTGGTTTATGACGAGAAGGACCGCTTCATCTGCCAGGCGCCGCTGAGGACACTGATGGAGCCGTTGGTGAAGCTGAACGGAGATGATACGAGCCGGAGGGCATTGGAGAAGGATCTGGCGGAAATCCGGAGCGTGGAGAAGAGGGTGAAGCGGGACACCGCGCAGATCCTGAAGCGCGTGAGCGACGCCACGGATGCCGCCTGGGAGAGTTTGCCGGATGAGACCAGGACGCAGATGCTGAGCCAGGAGGGCTTGCTGCCCCAGATCAAGCCCAAGGCGAACGTGGATGAACTGATGGCGGATCTGCAGACGATGGATGAGCCGGAAGAGCCAGCCCCGCAGGACGATGAATCCGCCGCGCTGGCTGAAATGATGGGCATCACAAACAAGAAAATCAATAAATAAGGAGCGATAAAATGAAACTGGAAAAAATGAGCGAAATCAAGAACGTGACCCGCGCCCAAAAGACTTTACAGGTGCTTTTGACGCGTCCGCGCAGTGAACTGGTGGGCTTGGGGCTGATCTACGGCGCCCCCGGCCTGGGCAAGACGAGATTTGCCAAGAGAACGGCATTCAGCCGCGACTACATCTATTTCCAACTGGAAGCCACGATGAACCAGCGCAGCTTCCTGAAGGCGCTGTTGAAGACCCTGCAAACCTTTTACAGCGTGCCAGCGCCCATCAAAGGCAACCGGCATGCGCTGTTTGAGGAGGTGCGGGAAATTCTGTTGAGCGCGCCGGATCCGGTGATCTTCATCGATGAGATCGACTACGCCTTCCGCGACAAGCAACTGCTGGGGACCATCCGCGATCTGGTGGACACCACCACCGTCACCATCATGCTGTTTGGGATGCAGGACGCCTATCACAGCCTGCTGAAAGCCAACGCCCACTACTTCGACCGCTGCAACGCCTTTTGCGAGTTCAAAACCCTGAGCTACGACGACACAAAGCTGATCTGCCAGGACGTGAGCGATGTGGAGATGAGCGACGAGGCAATCCGCTGGACGCATGACATGAGCAAGGGCACCATCCGCAACATCATCAAAAACATCAACTTCTTTGAGCAGCTCGCCAAGGCGAAGGGCTTGAAGGTGATCACCGCCAAGGAGATTCCCGAATGGCAGAGCTGAAGGGCTACAATAAGGCCAGAAACTATGCCCGGTGCATGCGCGGTCCCTGGGGCTGGCGCCACATGGCGGCTGATTTGGGCTTGCCCAGGCGAACCGTCATGCGCCAGATGAAGCGGCTGCGCGACGAGGGCGAGATTGTTCAGGTGGGACGACCCCAGAAGGGGCTGTATCTGCATCTGAATATGGTGGGCAAGGCGCAACAAGAGAAGGTTTACAAGCAGATGGCAGCGAAAGCCGCCCAGGAGCTGGCGGAGCTGGAAGAGCGGACCCGGCAGCAACTTCAGCAGGTTTTGGATGTGATGGAACCGCGTGAGCGCTACACGACCGAGGCGCTGCGGGATTTGAGCGGCGTGCAGGAGCTTTCCTATGGGATGATGCGGATTCTGGAAGAGCGCAACGCCGTGCGGTTTCTAAGGCTGAAATCCGGTCACTATTGGTATAAATGGGGGAAGTGATGAGCCAACAATATGACAACCAGGGCAAGCTGTTCCACCACTACGTGAAGGTGGCGGGCTGGGATAACAAGAGAACGCAGGCGCTGCTGGTGAAACGCTTTGGCGCCACGCATTGGAACGCGCTGAACCACGGTGAACGCAGGACGGCGCTGGCGATCATGCGCAGCTATGCCGAAAAGGCAGAGAAAGCGGCGATGCCGCGTCTGCGGCAGAGAATCGTGGCGATTGTGAACAAAAACGGCCAGAACATAGACTGGCTTCATGATACGATGGAGGTTTGGGGTTACGGCCGCAGCCTTCGCAAACTGAACTACGCTCAGACTCTGGAGGTTTTGAACGAGGTTCGCAACTGTTTCAACCCGGGAGGAACGCAATGAAAGACAATATATTTACAATCTGCCTGGCTCTGATGGTGATTGCGCTGGCGATTCTGACGCCGCGGCATCCCTGGCCGGAGTGGAAGCTGCCCTGTTACATCTTTTGCGGGCTGACGCTGGCTTGGCTGGCGCCGGACATCATCAGAATCTTTAAAAGGAGAAAAAAGTGAGCGCCAAAATTGTAGTCATCAACAAGTGCATGGACTGCCCGGTGGATATGTGCGAAAACCGGCAGGTGTGTGGCGGGATTCCGCCGGAATGTGAATTGGAGGACGCGCAGCGGATTCTGAGATTCCGCTGTCAGGTATGCGGCGGCGACTTCGAACTGAAGCCGCGTCAAGCCCGCTATTATTGCCCTTACTGCGGCAGTTACGCGGTGGATATGATCAAACAAACCCAAAAGGAGAAATAGAATGGCAAACAAGAAGAAAATCGGTAAACACGAATACTGGCAGGATGGAGAGGAGCTGTGGGTTCCGCTCAAACATATCAGCCAGGAAGACCGCGACAGAGACGCGATGGTGATGGAGTTGGTGGCGGACGCGCTGAAGCTGCAGATGCTGGTGAAGAGCGGGAAAGCGATGATGGAGGCGAAGCTGGAAGGCTATTTGGCGCAACTGGCGGAGGAATATGGAGAGGAATGGCAGGGCAACGCGCGCATCCGGGATTTTAGCCAGAAGCTGGAGGTGGAGGTGACGAATGCCAAACTCTTGACATTCGATGAGAAGCTCGCCATCGCCAAGCAAAAAGTGGACGCCTGCATCGGCAACTGGAGCAAAAACAGCCGCACGGAAATCATTGCCCTGGTGAATCAAGCCTTCCGAGTCAACCAAAAGGATCAGGTGGACGTGAAAGCGCTGTTGAAGCTGCCCACCTTGGAGATCGACGACCCGGAATGGGTGGAGGCGATGGAGATCATCAAGGACAGCGTAACCGTCTTGAGCACCCGGCAGTATCTCAACTTCCGCCTGCGCAAAGATGATGGCAAATGGGAACCCATCACGCTGAATTTCAGCAGGTTATAGCCATGACGGTGCTAATCATGATTCTGTCGTCCCTGGTGCTGCTGCTGAGCCTGGCGCTGTTGATTCTGCGTCAAAAGCTGGTGGCAGTGAGCGAACTGATGAGGATGGCGCGCGGGAGCAGCAAATTCTACCATGAGGCGTATTTGGAGATGATCGGCGAAAACCGGAAGCTGCGCCAGGAACCGCTGCGGCAAGCTTTGAGCATGGCTGAAACGGAGGCGCGCAAAATGAAGAACCATCTGGACTACTATGTGAAGGAATGCGTGGACCTGGAGCGGCTGATCAAGCTGAAGGATGAGGAATTGAACGCCTGGGACGAAGGCAAGGACGTCAGCGGCGCGATCAAGTTCCTGCGGGAAACGGTGCGGCTGAAAACCCGGCAGCTTGCGGAGACACAGGAAGCCTTGCGCAGGGCGGAGGAGCGTTTACAGGCCATGTCCGAAAAGATTCTCCAGGTGGAAGCCAAGCCACATGAAGGGTCAAACAAATAAAGAGATCTGGGCGCAGGCCGCGAAGCTGCTGGGCGAGGCTGAACTCGCCCGGCGCTTCCGCGTTTGGTGCCGTGGCTTAATTCGCAAGGAACTGGCAAAACGTGAGAACAAGAGCCAGGCGGAGCTGTTTATGGATGAAGCCGCGCGGGTGATTCAAGACCTGAACGAGGTGACGGGACGCCAGCACACCCTGAGCGACGACGCGAAGAGCCTGATCCGCGGCAGGATGGCAGAAGGCGCGGGCTGGGAAGAGTTTAGAAAGGTGCACAGAGCGATGGCGGGGCGCTGGCTGGAGGATGAGAAGATGCGTGATTATCTGCGTCCAAGCACACTTTACCGCCGGGGACGGTTTTTTGAGTATCTGGCGCTGGCGGGAGAGACCAAACAGCCCCAAAAGCAACAGCAGCCGGCGCAAAAGCAACAGCCGCGGATGAGCGAAACAGAGCTTGCCATGATAATGGCGCGTCCCTGGTGGGACTTCGATTCCTGGGCTGACTTCATGCGCTGGACGGCACAGATTCCGGATGCCATAAGTTTGGCAAAATATGAGATGCCGGACCGGGTTCGGCAGATGAGAGCGGCGCCACTGATGTTTGTGAAGGTGATCCAAGGTCGGGTGGATTGGGCGGAAGATGAGTATGCGGCAATCAAGCGGCAGGCGGGCAAATGAAGAAGCTGCGTCGGTTCGTCAATCCGCATCAAGAGACCCTGGGCTGTGAAGTGAACATCTGTCTGGCGGACACCTGCACCCCGCAATTCATGGCGCGCTGTGCGCTGCGCAAGGCGTGGCTGGCGCGACGTGACGAGCTGGTGAAGCACTGGGGAAAATGCCGGAGCGCGAAGACCAGGCGCATCTATGAGGAAAAACTTGAAAGGATGGGAGTGAAGATTGGCGAATAGAACGACAAGCATGAAGCTGAAGCGAAACAAGCGCATCAAGCGCGAGATCATCAGAGAGTTGGAGGTGGGACTCACCCTGCGGGAAGCGCTGATGGTGGTGGGTGAAAGATGGTATATCAGCGAGAGCACGGCAAAGAAGATATATTACGAGACCGAATTGGATAGGGTTCACGCAGATTACGCCGATTACGCAGATAAAAAAAGATAATAGATTAGGGATGCACAGGATGATGAGGATGAAAAGGGGATTTTGTTTAAGAGATATGAATTGACCAGCGTATAGTGTGTAAAGGGTAGGAGATACCTCCGCGTGTGCCCCGGTTGTGACAGACCGGGGCTTTTTAGTTATTCGAAAAATTCGAATAACTGGGGAACTGTTAAGAAATACTTAAGAGTTGCCAAGCCACAGAGACGCAAGTAGTTGAGTTGTAAAGGATTCCCTTACAACTGAACTATTCGATAATATCGAAGGGTTGCCATGTGGCTCACAAAACGCGTTTTCTGCAACACAAAGGATTTTGCGCTGCACAGATGAGTCACATCATTAACATTATAAATGTTAGTGATTAGAAAAAACGTTAGTGAAATAGAATTCCCTGACATGGAAAGTTTATTGTGTTAGCGAACTTGACTTCGTTAACATGAATAAATTCAGGGAGCATAGACCCATATATCGATTTGGATGCTTAAAACTGAGATATGAAAATCCATATATCGATTTGAGCAGATGAAACTGATATATAAAAAACGGCATTTTCTGTGCAGATGGGTTTAGGTCTGTATCAAAAACGCGTTTTTTGGGCTTATGATCCCAGGATAAGCAGATATTTGGGGAACGGATTCCCCGTTTTCAGGGTGGAAGGTAATAAATGGAATTATTGGGGCGTGGTGGCGCTTGATGCTATAATGCAGCCGAGGTAAGCTTTTATGAGTATTATAGATTTATTCAGACGAGGACGGCCAGACGCCCCAGGAAGCGAGAGGAATCCCATCTCTATCGACGTGCGAGCTGGGCGGATGCTGGAAGCCAATGCGGACAGCCGTCCCGGCAATATCCTGCGGGATTCCATGCCGGGATATGCGGAGCTGTTCGAAGAGGATACGATCACCCCTTTGAAAATCAAGAACGCCCTGGGCGCGTATCGCAGCGAAGGCAAACTGCAGGGCCTGGGGAATCTGTTCCAGCTCTTTTTGGATGTGGACGACAATCTGCAGAGCGCGGTGGATGTGCGCAGGGCGGCCTTGAAGGGTGCGCTGTGGAGCTTTGGCGAAGAGATGCCGGAAGCGAAGGCGGAGTTCTTTGACCAACTTCTGCAGGACAAGCTGGCGCAGTGGGTGGACATCTTTATGGAAGGCAAGCTGATGGGCTATCACTTCTATCAGATCATGTGGGAACAGCGTGAGGATGGGCTTTACATTCCTGCGGAGCTGGTGAACTACCAGAATCTGGATCTGCGCAAAGAGAACCGGGAGCTGGTGCTTTACGAGCAGAACAAGCCCAGGGTTTTGCCGGAATTCAAGTTCATCAAGAAGCTCTACCGCAGACCGATCATTCATTCCATCATCCGCTACTACGTGTTTTACAGCTTCGCGCTGAACAACTGGAGCCAGTTTCTGGAAACCTACGGCAAGCCCTTGCGCCTGGGCAAGTATGACCCAATGACCACGAGCCAGGAGTTGAACGTTCTGCGCAGCGCGGTGAAGAGTCTGGGCACGGATCAGGCTGCCATCATCTCCCGCAACACCGAAATCGACTTCAAGGATTTTGCCAACAAGGCGACCAACAGCGACCTGCACAAGGTCCTGTGCGATTTCGTGAGTGAAAAGGTGACGCGCAGGGTTCTGGGTCAGACCTTGACCACGGGCACGGACAGCGTTGGCAGCTATGCCATGGCGCAGGTGCACAATCTGGTTCGCGAAGACATCCAGCAGGACGACCTGCACGATCTAAAAGAGTTTGTGGATACCATCCTGGACATGGTGGACCGCGTGAACTGGGGCGGCGAGGGCATCAATCTGTGGCTGGAGCTGCCCAAGCAGGTAAACCTGCAGGAACGCATTGCCATTGACGGCAAGCTGCACGCCATGGGGCTGCCGATGAGCCAGGACTATTATTATGACACTTACGGAGTGGACAGACCCAGGAAGGATCAGGAATTGATGCCGGAACCGAAGACGGGATTTCCACCGATGAGTGAGGCGGCTAAAGAGCGAGATAGCGAGATGGCGAGATGGCGAGGTGGAGAAAGAGAGACGGGGGGACTGGGAGACGGGGAGACTGTGACCAGCCTGAAAGTGGAAGAGCGCGATGTCAAAAGTTTGGCAAAACTGCAGCGCCAGGTGCGAGCCTGCAAGAATCTGGAGGAATTGCGGGCATTTGAGGCGCGGGAATTCATCAAGGAATTTGGACGGGAGCTGGCCGAGACGTCCGCTGATGCCTACATCAAGGGTCGCAAGGGCGTAAAACGTTCCCGCCAGGCGCAAAGCACCATCAAGATCAAGTGGGAATGGGATACGCGCAGCATCATCGCTGTGAACCAGTTCCGCAACAGCAGTTACATTGTGAGCGGAGTCCGCACCAGGGCTGCACTGAAGGTTTTGTTGGAACTGGCGGAAGCGGTGGTGAATGATGGCGGCAGCTTTGCCGACTTCATGGCCAGAGCGGAGGTGGCGGGCTTCACACCGAAGAACCCGCATCACTGGCTGACCGAGTTTGAGACGGCCAAGGTCGCCACCAGGGCGGCAGGACAGTGGCATGAATTCCAGGAAACGGCGGATCTCTTCCCCTATCTGCAATACCTGACCATGGAAGACGACCTGGTGAGGGATGAACATCGGATTCTGCACGGCGTGATTGCCGAGGTGGGAGACGAGTTCTGGCAGTTCAATTACCCGCCCAATGGCTGGAACTGCCGCTGTTACGCGGAACAACTGACCAGAGGCGAGGCGGAAGGCTCGCCAGGCTTCACCAGGGACAAGCCGGGCTATGTGCCGCCGGAAGGTTTTAGGCGCAATGTGGGCGAGGACGGACAGTTGCCGGGCGGAGCGGAAGGTCACTATGACGAATTCGCGCAGGGTCCCGAAAAGGATCTGTTCAGCTTCCAGCCGGATGCAGGCAAGCTGATCAAGCTGCAGGCGGAAGACGGAGTGGTGGCGCAGATGGACTCGATGGGCTACCCGGTGCTGATGGGTGAATTCGCGGAATATGCGGAGACGGTGAGCGCACCCAGCGAGATTTGGCAGGCGAAGGGTGTGACGCATTACCTGCGCAGAGATGGCGAGAAGGTGACCTGGCTGCAGGCGAAGGCGGGACGCGTGGAAAGCGCCAAGCTGATCTGGAAGGATGAATACCACAACGAAGGGCGCGAAGGCTTCCAGGAGTATTGATGGCATATAAAAAGAGTGTAATCGAAACGGCGCGAACCTTTTACGTTCTGGAAGGCAAGACCCTGAACCAGATCGCCGAGATGATGGGCATTCCGCACAAAACGGTGTGGAATTGGGCGAAAAAGTTCGGCTGGGATGAGGACATCCGCTCCGGCGGGAATGTGTCGCTGTTTTTGGAAATGCAGAAGCAATTCCAATCGGCAATCAAGGTCGCCATCGATCAGGATAAGTTCGCCGACCCCAGCACGGCGGACGCGCTGTGGAAGACCGCCAAGATCATGGAGAAGATGATGCCGGAACGCATGATGCTCTCCAATATCTTTAAGTTTCTGGAGGACTTGACCAACTTCTACGTGGCGAACGTGGAAAGCCCTGAATTCATGGAGATTTACCAGGCGCAGTTGCCCAAATTGGCGGACTGGCTGAGGAACAAATACACCAATGAGTAGGATGACCAAGAAGGATTTTGACCAGAAAATTCGCGATCTCATCAAGCTCGTCGAGGAGAAAACGACTGTTTTTCCTGAAGATACGGCGGAAAAGCAGTTGGAGCGCATCACGCGAGCCAAGATCGATCTGCCATTCTTCGCCAAGACCTACTTTCCGCACTACATCGACGCGGAGTTTGCCGACTTCCATTTGGAAGAACTTCAGGACATTCAGGGGCGTTTGGACACGGATATGGCGTCCATCGTCAGTGAAATCTGGAGCCGCGGCTTCGGCAAGACCACGCTGCTGGCGGTGATCCTGCCCATCTGGGCGGGCTTGACGCGGAAATCAATGTTCACGATCTTCACCGGCAAGGACGCCAAGCTGAGCAAGGAACGCACTTTGGCGCTGAAGGTGGAGCTGAGCCACAACGGCAGGATCAGATGGGACTATCCGGAGCTGGCTTTGCGCATGGATCAGGGTGAGGAAACGGACTTTGAGACGAACGGGATCCGCTACATTGCCCTGGGCTACAAACAGGCTGTGCGTGGACGCGTGCATGGCAGACACAGGCCGCGTTTGATCATCGTGGACGATCTGGAAAACCACACGGACACGAATCCCGTGATCGCAGAAGAAAAATACAGGTATGTGACGGAAGAGGCGTTCGGCTCCTTCGGTCCCAGGGGCGGCTTAATCATCTGGCTGGGCAACCTGACCAACACGAATTCAGCCTTGAGCAGGTTTGTGCAAAAGGTCGATGATGAGCCCCAGAATGAGTTTGTGCGCTACCGAATCGTGAAAGCTGAAGATGAGCAGGGACGCAGCCGGTGGCCGCAGGCGTATCCGGACAATGTGCTGCAAGCCAAGCGCGCGGTGATGGGCAAGGCGGGCTATGAACGTCACTACATGATGAAACCCGGCATTGATGGCGATGTGTTCAAGGAAGCGTGGCTGAGGTTCTACAATCCCTTTGGCGCGCAGGAGGCTCAGCCGGGATTGGCGGGAGCTTTGCCCACACGTGAACAGCTTTTGGCAGCGCCGATCGTGAGCTATTGCGACCCCAGCCTGGGCGCGGGTGAAAGCAACGACTACAAGGCGATCTTTACCGTGGCTTTTTGGGGCGGACGCTATTTCATCCTGGACGTTTACATGCGCAAGGCGAGCATTCTGGAGATGTTGGCATACCAATATGAGCTGGATGGACGATTCAAGACGCGGCAATTTATGGAGAAGAACTTTTGGCAGAGCGTGATCTGGCAATTCCTTCCCCAGGTGGCGGCGGAAAAGGGCTACATGCTGGGAATCCAGGGCGTGGAAAACCGGCTCAAAAAAGAGGAAAGAATCCTGGCGCTGCAGCCGCTGTTCGAATGGGGACACATCTACCACTGCGTGGCGGGCAGCGAGGTGAATATCGCCAACGAGCAATTGATCGGCTTCCCCTACGCGGGCAACGATGACGGTCCGGATGCCCTTGCGGGCGCCATAGAGCGCTTTAGAGAGCTTTCCACAGCAAATCAGTATATGACCATAGAGCGGGGCGGCTTTGACCGTCTGGCGATGTTTTAGGAGGTTTTAATGGGATACATCAACGCGACAGATTTACGACAGGCAATCGGCTTCCAGGCGGCTGCCATGATGGCAGGCTTCACCGCTACCGATACACAGACGCAGACGGAGCTGTTTGACGCCATGCTGTCCGGGATCATCGAACAGACCAGCGACCTGATCAATGCCATGGTGGGCACGCGTTACGACGTGAGCGGCTTGAGCGGAAACCCGATTTTGGCGCGCATCTGTCTGATGATCAGCCGTTACGATGTTTATTGTCAGTTCGCCAGGTTCGATGTGCCGGAAACGGTGCGCCTGGCGTATGAGGCTGCCATGAAGGATCTGGAGAAGATTCAGGCGGGAAAATTGGAGCTGTTGGCAGACGACAGTGAATTCGATCCGGAAGGCGTGGTGGCTGCGCAGTTCACCAGCAAAAGCCAATATCTGACGGAGATGCTTTGAACTCTTTGACCAATGAAGTTTTGATGCTGGTGGGGCGCCTGGCGGTGCGCCAGATTCAGCGCAGAATCCGCGAAGGCAGGGTGCGACCCAAAACCCCAGGCAAACAGGTGGCGCTGGTGAGGCGTGGACTGTTGCTGCGGAGCGTCAAATTTGCCAGGATAAGCAACACGGAGGTGGTGATCAGCGCGGGTGGCGCCGATGTGCCCTATGCCCGGATTCATCACGAGGGCGGGATCATCAAGCCCAGGCGCGCCAAATATCTGGCGATACCGCTGACTCCGGAGGCAAATCGCCATCAGCCGCGGCGGTTCCCCGGATCAACCTTCATCGCCAAGGGCGTGATTTTCAGCAAGTCGCCGGATGGGAAAATCACCCCGCAATACGCGCTCAAAAAAGAAGTGGTGATGCCGGCGCGTCCCTACATGCTTATCGATGACAACGACTTAGGAATAATCAATGCGGCGGTGCGGGAACGCATTCAGGCAAGTGTGGAGGCAATGAATGTCTGAGAATGGAATGCTGCGGGCTTGCGGCGAAAATATCAAGGGCTACCTGGAGGCGGCGGCTGGTTTGTTCCTGCAGGTGGAATACTATGAGGGACAGTTTGAACACTTTGACGAGGTAATCGTCAATCCGCCAACCTGTTATATCGATTATGAGAGCGGCGAGGAAAGCGATGTGGATGAGGCGCTGGGGACGATTGACTTCCGGCTCTATCTGATTTGCAGCAAACTTTACCGCGATCCCGGCAATATGCTGGACACGCTGGAGGGGACGATCAAGGCGCTGCACAAATTGCCGGTATTGTGGCAGAATTACAGCGCCGGCCAGACGGAAGGCAGGATCGGCAAAATCTTTTACAGGGGCTTTAGAAACAACACCACTTTTCCAGGGATCATCGTTTACGAAGCGATGTTCAGGGTGGTCAGGTAATAAATGGAATTTATGGGGCGCAATCGCATTCCGCGGATAGAATGAACGCGAGGTAAGAATGGATTTGAAAAACATGTTCATCGGCGACGCCAGAGAGTTTAGCACGGCCACCCAGGATGGTGATGGCCTGAAGCTCTGCGTGGCGTTGGTGGGGGAATGGAAGGGACGCGGTCTGAAGGTGACGGAATCCAGATTGGAGCAGATGCGCGACAACTTCCTGGCAGAGGACAGACCGATTCTGTTCGACTATGACCACAAATGCCTGGGCGGCATATTCGACGCTGGCGACAGCAGGGCTGCCGGCTGGGGCAAAACGGTGGAGATCGTGGACGGCAAGCTGGTGGTGGATGTGGAACTGACGGCCAGCGGCAAGGCGGCGATGGAAGCGGGTGAATACCGGTATTTAAGCCCGGTTTTCCAGCATGAGCGCATCGACAGGCTTTCGGGCAAAAGGATCAAAAATAATTGGAGGCTGCACAGCGTGGCGTTCACCAACACGCCATATCTGACCGAGCTTCCGGCAATAAAAAACACAGCAACTGTGGGAGGAAATCAGATGGAAAATCTCTTGAAAGCATTGTCCAGCGAGACCGTTGAGGAAGCGTTGGCAGCAATTCAGGAGCTGCGGAACGACCTGGTGAAAAAGGCTGACGAAGTGACGGCGCTGAAGGCGAAAGTCGCGGAAGCCGAAATTGACCAGGCAATCCAGCAGAAGAAGCTGCTCCCCGCTCATAAGGCATTGGCTGTCAAGCTTATGTCACAGGACCGGGAGCTTTATGAGGAATTCGTGGCGAACGCGCAGGTGGGCGACCTGACCAAAGAGGAAAAGGTTGAACCCGGCGAGGGTGACGGCATGGATCCGTTTGCGAAGGTGACCAGTTTCAGCGATCTCTTGAAGGATCCGAAACTGGCGGAAAAGATGGAAACCGAACAGCCGCAGCGTTTTGATGCGCTGTATCAGACCTTCATGAGGGAGGGCAAGTAAGATGGCAATCAACAAAAAAACATTTTCCGCGCGGGTGCTGGAACTGGATATGGCGGCGCGCCAAAAGATCATCGATCTGCGCGACACCATTCATGACCGCAGTGCGGAGCTGGAGGGGAACGAGAGTCACCTGGTGATTCCGAGCTTCACCCCCGGCGCAACGGCAAGCATGCCGATCACCGACGACAACATGGCGAACGGTGGCAGCAACACCCAGATCGAGCTGGCGCTCAACATCGATGAGGGTTATCCCATCGTGATTTCCGACAGCGCCCAGGTGGAAACCAACGTGGCGTTGATGAACACCTACGCCGCTCTGGCTCAGATCGCGCACAGAACAGCGCGCAATCTGCACATCACCAAGGCCATCGCGGCAGCCGCGGCAGCCACGCAGCGCAAGGCTTTTGCGGACACCGTGAACGACGTGATCAGCTGGGAGGACTTCCTGCTGGCCGCCGCTCTGCTGGATGACGCCAAAGCCCCTGCCGACGGACGCTATGCTGCCATTCCGAGCTTTATGCACGGTGATCTGTTCAAGATCGAGCACTTCATCAGCCGCGACAAGATGGGGCACAACGGCGAGACCATCCCTTCCAACGTGATCGGCCAGGTGCATGGCTTTAAGATCATCAACATGCCATCCAGCGAAATGCCCGTGCTGCACAGCTCAACCGGTGCGCCAGACGCCACCGGCAAGGCTTGTGCGCTGTTTTGGCAGGATTACGCCGTCGCCTACGGCGCGCAGATCTTCGAGCTGGTGGGACCCGAGCTGAAGGCCGGTCAGGCAGCCGAGTGGTATAACCTGCACCACAAGTATGGTTTGAAAACCCAGAACGCCACCTACGCGGTGAGCTTCCGCGAGACCAACTAAGGGAGGAAAGATGAAAAAGACATCGTTTCTGAATGCAGCGCTGCTGCTGGTCCTGGTGATGCTGTCGTGCGTTTTGAGCGCGCAGAAACTGCCGCTGGACCTGAACGGGAGGGCGATGCAGCTACCCAAATACTTCACCGCCGTGTCGGACACCATAGTCAAGAAGTCTCCGACTTTGCATGACAGCCTGGCTGTGCCGGCAAACGCTGTGGAAGTGGATTTGATATTCAGGGATCAGCCTGGCTTCGTAAGCTTCGCGAAAGACATCCAGACAAGTCCCAATTGGATTTATGTGCCGAAAAATGTGCCGTTTAGGCTACCCGTGATGTCAACGCCTTCGCCTTACATGAAATACCGCAGTTTCACAACTGCCAACCATTTGACAGTGATATGGCGGCGAATGTGATGGTGGGACGCTCCGGGTGGGGGTGGGTAACCGCCCCCGCCTTTTAAGACCAACAAACAAGAGAGGAAAGATAGATGGCTAAACATTATTTTAACCGCATCTTCTACCGCACTGCCGCGGCAATCACCGACACCGCCACCAAGACGGGCAGCTACCCGGACTACAACGTGACGGGCTGGACAGAGATTCCCGGTGGGATCGCCGGCCAGGGCAAGGTGGGCTTGGAAGATGAAGGCAAGGACGAGATGGGCGACGGCACGGAACTGACCAGTGGCGAGCAGGCGAATGTGGAGATCGTCGTGAAGGAATTCACCAGCGCGAACTACAGCGCACTGCGCACCGCGCTGATCAACAAGAAGCTGGACTTCCTGTTCATGGACGCAGACCAGCCGAGTCTGTGCTACGCATGCTTCGGCGTGCGCGCCTATCCCAAAATCGACATTACGGGTGGTGAAACTCCGACAATCACCATATCCGGTCTGAGAAAAGTCGGCGCAGGGGTCGTGAATACTCCATTCCGGCCCATAACGGTAACTTAAAGGGGCCGACAGTGGTGGGGCTGGTCGAGATGCCGGCCCCCAGCCCCAAAAGGACTGGATGATGAAAAGGTTTTTTGACGTATATCTCCGCAAAGCCAGCACCCTGATCGATATGGATGACGTTGACCAGGGCAAGAACATTTTGGAAGGATTTGACCGCCTGGAGCTGCTGGACGCGGGTGCGAAGCTGTCGCTGGAGCCGGTGTTGCGCGATTTGGGCGATGGCACGAGCTACGCGGATGGCGAAACCCTGGCTTTTGAATGTGGAACCTTGAAGGTATCCAAGGCGGAATGGGACTGGCTGAGAGAAGAATTTCACAACCAGAAATGCGATGTCCTGTTCTTTGATCCGCTGGACAATACGCTCTTGGTGGCTGCCTATCGCATCCAGGTGAACGTGATTTTGACCGCGGAAGGTGGTGAAAGCTACATGATCAAACTGCACGGCAAGCGCAACATGAGCAACACGGGAGCCACGGACACGGTATTGCTGCTGGCGCCGGGGCTGGAAGCGGAGCGCGGGCTGTTGACGGGACACGTTTTTGATGAGGCTGGCGAGCCGATCGAGGGCGCGAGCATCGTGGCGGAAGCGGATAGCGAGGACTGGGGGGCGGAATCCGACAAGGATGGCAACTATCTGCTCTATCTGCCAGCGGGGAAATATGACGTGACTTGTAAAGCCGATGACTTTGCTGAAACGACTGAACTGGGCTTGGCGATCGGCAAGGATGACGAGACCGTGCTTGATTTTACCCTGGAGGCGGAATGAGCTGGGCGCAGATACTGACCATGGTTTTGGGAAGTTTGCTGAGTTTACTCAGTGGCGCAGCGCTGTTCGTGTTCCAACGCGGCAAGCTGCGCAATGCGGAATGGAAGCTGGACTTGGAGAGCCGGATGCGCGCCATGGAGAATTGCCAGGCGAGCGCGATGACGGAGCTGCGTTTTAGGGAAATCATCCAGGAAGAGCTGCGCGGTTTGGAGCTGCGGCTCATCAACGAAGGCAGGCTGGCGCCGAGGCGCAGCCATGACAAGTGAGGAAATAATGGGAGAAAACAAGAGTTTTTGGCAGGTGGTGGTCGATTGCCTGAAGAACCTGCTGATCAAGGCGATCAGCTTCAAAAACATCGGCTTCGGCATCGGCTGTTGGCTGGGCGTGAAGATGGCTATTATGAGAGCCGCGAGCTTCACCGAGTGGGCAGCGTTCATGCTGATCCTGCTGGTGCTGTTCTTTACCGCCAATCAGTTCCAGAAATGGCTGTTTGGCGCGCTGATCAATAGGCGTGGCGGGGACCCTGAATAATGACGATGAAGTATGTGTTTTGGACAGCTCTGCTGCTGCTGGCGGCAGGGCTGGTCACAGGCACATACTATTTGAGCCGTCCCAGGCAGCCGGTGGTGGTGGAGCAGGTGACCAGGCAGGTGACGCAGCCCACGGTGACCACGGTGATC